GCGTTTTTACGCTAACAGCCGAAGGGCGCTACCCTTCTAGAAGCCGTTAACAACCAGTTTCCCTGGCTTCCACGTTCTCTTGACCGCTTGGGTGCTTTAGGCCGAAGCCCTAGCTGAGCTGCCACCATCACAGGTGCGCCTCGAAAGGCCGCCGTCCGAAGACGGGCTCCGCCAAAACGCCGTACAACGACAACCGTCGCAGTACGCCTAACCCGAGGGGACTAACTCCCCGGGCGCCCGGTTCCTGTTTCCCGGACTTGAGCTACTCTATTAAGAGCCGCCCTAGCTGAGCCGGATTAGCAAAAGCTAGCGGTAGGCACAACTTTGGAGAACGCTTCCACCCCCACCGCCCGAAGGCAAAACTGGCCAAGGAGACCACTTCTCCTAGACATCCTCAAACACTGAAGACCTAAACAAGGCAAGGTCTTTGAGAATGTCGTCCTCTCTTTTACTGACGTAATCTGCAGGCAGAAAACGCAGTTCTTCCTCCTTCCTACCGGCGGACACCTTCAATGCCCTAAGCTTACTCAGATAGGTAAGCCTAGACCAGGGCTTCACAGCCCTGTACCGGTAGGTCCGACGTACCTCACCTACGGAAGGTGAGTATACGTCTCTCTTCCTCCCCCCCTCCCGACCGTGAGTCCACTGGTGTTCCAGCATACACACCTGCTCATCGGGATCTAACTGTCTACGGACAGCTAGAAGCAATGTGGCCTGCTCTTTGGGAGCAGCCGGTAGACAGGTAAAGTGCCTGTGCCACATTGATCTTTCGCGCTCGAAAGCGACGTAAGATCTCGGGCAGAGCCCGAGCTGGGAAGGGAGGAAACCCCATTTCTTTCCGATACGTGACCTAACAAAGGCAGTTGTCCACGTACTGCTCCCACGAACAGCGGCTGCGCCGTGCAGCATTCCTGGGAAATCGGAAAGAAAACCACCTCTCCGCAAGTGACGTACCTCACGCCACTTGCCCCCTCGCCCTTTCAGAAACGCTGTTGAGTTGATCTCTGCGACGTTCTCTGATCGAATAGTTTTCAGATCATTTAACAAGTACCCGCTAGGGTAATCTGAAGCTTCGAGATAACTGGTAGATGACACCAAGGTATCATCTCCGTTAACAAGGACTGTGCCCTCTCTCTCGCCAAGCGCCCAAAGCGCTGCAAGATACGAGTGAAGACACAGAAGGGGAAAAGAGAGGTAGCCCCCCATCATCTGCCCATGCGATACTTCCTTCTCCTCACCGGCACAATCAACAAGTGGCCGGAGCGACTGAAAAGCACGAAGCTTAACAGCACCAGGAATCATCTGACTCTTACGAAGTAAAGAGCCAAGTATCGCCTCTGTCACTTCCAGTGACAGGTTGTCTGTGGCGCTCACCAGATCTACCGAGGTCTGGCAAGGGTAAACACAGGCAGATGAAACTACCTTCTCCGTCGGCGGACCGACAAGACGCCATGAAGTCTTCATCAGATGATTATCAATCACCTTATGAAGAGGTGCTAGAACCTCCGTGCTTTCATCAAAGATTACTAACGGACGGACCTTTCCAGCACTCATGACCTCCTTGTACCGGGCTCGAACTGGTTGATCGACCGAAACTGATCTACCAGTTAAGCACTGCCGGCGGAACTCTTTGCCCTTTCCTGCAAAGTAACGATCAGCTCTAGGGCTGTTCATTCTTGCAGTAGCGTTGGGAACATGGCGCCAGACAAAATCGCCATACTTTCGATCCCATCCGTAAGGAAAGAGTCGGGAAACCTGCTTTCTTACAAAGTCCAGGTAACCAGAAGGTGGGGGGGGGGGAGTAGAGAACGCGACCTGTTGCCAGGCAGGACGCGCGGAAGTTGAGTGGAACTGGCAGCCTCCAGGCAAGCTGCGCTTAATTGACGCGACGGAATGGGCAAAT